CAGAATAAATGCCTATCATTCGTAAGTTTGCAATTCAAGGCCATGCCATTCCCGCTATTTCCCATAGCCCTAGAGGGCCTTTTCCTCCAGAAGTGTTAGCCCAACCACAAATGCACGTTGATGAACATCATTCTGATTCTTTACATGTTGGATTAGATGATGTTCGGTTCTTTAAGTGTAAAAATTGTGACGAGATTCTTCTTCAAGAAGAGTTAGATGAACACGAGTGTGACGAATAAACCCTGACATAGAGCAATTCTTCTTGGATACTACATACCAAGGTTCCCCTAAGCGCATGGGGAAATTAACACCTCTATAGAGAAAGAAGAAAATAAATGGCAACGAATAACAACGGAAACTTGCTTGATGATTTAGGCGAGGTAGCAATTGATTTCGTATGGGGTAATTTCCCTATTCAACCAAACGATGCTCGTCCAAACACAACTGCAGAACGTTTAGACCCAGCATTAGATAACCACATCATCGCTCTTTCAGGATGGGGCGGGTACCCACAGTTCACAGCAAACTCTGCTGGTGAAGATGTAGCAGGAGCAACTGACTACGTACTTGTACCTTCAGTAATTGGTTTGACAACAGCACTTGCAACTGACGCAATGAAGGACGCATCACTTGTTCCTACAACTGCAACAGCAGCAACAAACGCTGCTAAAACAGCAACCGCAATTGCTCGTACTGCTGGAAGCACAACTATCACAGTAACAGCAACATCCCACGGATTCTCAGTTGGTCAGAAGGTTGTTATTGCTAACTCAGGCGATGCAACAGCAAACGGCACATACACCGTTGCAACTTCAAGCACCAACTCATTTACTGCAACAGGTACAAACACTGATGTTCTTGCACTTACAGGACTATCAGCAACTGTTGTTGGTCTTGAAGGAACTATCAAGACTCAATCAATTGCAGCAGGAGCAAATACAATCGCTCCAGCAGCAGCAGTAACAATTACACCATTCGCAGCAGCATCATAATCTAAAAATGGTTAGACCTACAGGCGGACGAGGCACCTCTAGAGGGGTGTCTCGTCCGTCTGCTCAGGAAATGTTAAGAAGTATTACTTCTAATGTTTTTGGTGATGAGTTCAGCGGTGTGCCTGTTACCGCAACAAAAGCAGAGTTTAAAAATATGAATGACGCTTGGCTAGACAATGATGTTTCTATGGACTACTACGACCCAAAGAAATACGACAATCTTGCTGGTCAAACACAGGCGGTAGATACCCAACTCAGTCGCCAATTTTATGAGGTTATTGGTGTAAACGAATATGTTCCTGGATATGCGGGTCCGCAAAATGAAGAAGACACTTCTCCAGCACCCCTTACTTTAGTTCCAACCTCTACTACGAACCCGCAACGTCCACGTACAGTTGCCGCTGGTTATGATGAGGACGAAGAAAAACTCACCGTTATGTTCCGTGATGGAACTCTTTATAATTATTACGAAGTAGACGCAAGTGAATGGGCAGCATTTAAAGCAAACCGTTCTAAAGGCGCTATCATTTATCGTATGTTAGATTTTAAACCACGTGGGTATGCTGATGAATCAAGCATGTCTAAAAGTGCACGTGAAGCGTTTTATCGCTATAGTCGTGGTGTTCAAGTTGTTAAAGAAGGTAAGGGTAAAGGGCAAACTAAAGCCACCTATAAAACAGTCTCACAGGCGGCTAAGAAAAGGAAATAGAAATGCCAAAGGTGCATAAACTCGGAACAAAGCATTTCTTACAGATAGTTGACCTTCCCGTTGTATGGGGCAATAAGGTTGTTGTACGTGGGTGGACACAAGAAATAGAAGAACCTTTTCGCACCTCGGAACCTCTTTTGATACGATTACCTAAGTACAAGGCACTAGTCTTAGGTAAATGGACTGGTAGCAAAACTGAAGAAGAAGCACTCAAATCGGCACTAGAAACACGGGAAGTTACATATGATGATTTTACGGAAGAAGCAGGATGGACAGCCCCAGACTCGGATAGAGAAGAGAGTGGCGAAGATATCTACGCCAGACTTGATTCAGTGGATGGAACAGTCAATGTACACGATTGGCAAACTTATTACCGAATGGCAAAAGAGTCCGAACAGTGATGCACTTTTAGATGAAGTAGAGATGGGTGCAGAAGCATTCTTAGCAATTGCTAGAGAATTGAAGCGTCGCAAATAGTGTGTTACAATTTGCCTGCTTCACCTCTCTCTTGGTCTGGCGACGACCCACTTCGGTGGGTCTAGTCATTTAGGAGGACAAAATGGAAACTTACGATTCCGATAAGTTTGAAGAGATTAATCCTGAGTTTTATTTGCAGGAAGAACCTCTTCCCGAAGAAGCCTCAGAAGACGAACTAGATGAACTATCTCAACAGTTTGTTAACAAACTAATAGATAAAATTATGGACTTCTTAAAAGTCCTTGTAGGTCATGATTTGCACCCATACCAAAAACCCTTAGCACGTCGCATCATTGAGTCTGTAATTATCAATGATGGCGAAGAAATCACAGCACTTGCTTCACGTCAGTCAGGTAAGTCAGAAACTGTTGCTGACACAGTAGCCACACTAATGATTTTGCTTCCACGTCTTGCAAAGTTGTATCCAGACCTTCTTGGGAAGTTTAAAGGTGGTTTATGGGTTGGCCTTTTTGCGCCTACAGAAGGACAGGTAGAAACACTCTTTGGTCGTACTGTTACACGGCTCACATCTGAACGTGCAATTGAAATTATGGGTGACCCAGAAATTGATGATGTTGCAGCACGTGTAGGTGGTGTTACACGACAAATTAAATTAAAGAAGTCTGGCTCCACAATTACGATGATGACTGCAAACCCTCGTGCAAAAATTGAATCTAAGTCTTTCCATTTGATTATCATTGATGAGTGCCAAGAAGCAGATGACTTCACTGTGTCTAAATCAATTTCACCAATGCTTGCGTACTACGCAGGAACCATGGTTAAAACAGGCACTCCTACAACTTCTAAAAACAATTTTTATCGTGCTATCCAAATGAACCGACGTCGCCAAAATGAAAAGGGCAAACGTCAAAATCATTTCCAATGGGATTGGAAAGAAGTTTCAAAGTACAACGAAAACTATGAGAAGTTCATTAGAAAAGAAATGCTACGTATTGGTGAAGACTCAGATGAGTTTCAAATGTCATATTGCTGCAAATGGTTACTTGAAAGAGGTATGTTTGTTACTTCTTCTGTAATGGACAAACTTGGTGATACGTCTCAAGAGTTAGTTAAGTCATGGCATAAGACTCCTTGCGTTGTCGGCATTGACCCTGCACGTAAAACTGACAGCACTGTTGTAACTGTTGTGTGGGTTGACTGGGATAGACCAGATGAGTTTGGTTACTTTGACCATCGTGTTTTAAACTGGATGGAATTACAGGGAGATGACTGGGAAGAACAGTATTTCCAAATTGTAAACTTCTTAGAGAACTACGACGTCCTTGCAGTTGGTGTAGATGCTAACGGTGTTGGTGATGCAGTAGCGCAACGTCTTAAGTTGCTGTTACCTAGAGCAGAGGTTATGTCACTCACCTCTAGCCCGTCAGAACAGTCAAAGCGTTGGAAGCACTTACAGGCACTAATTCAACGAGAGATGGTTTCTTGGCCTGCTCATGCAAAAACCCGCAGACTTCGTACTTGGAAACGTTTTTACCAACAAATGGTGGATGCAGAAGTTACTTTTAAAGGTCCTAACTTTTTAGTGGCAGCACCCGATGAAACCTACGCCCATGACGATTTTGTAGATTCTTTGTCTATTGCTTGTTCATTGACACAGGATTTAGTAATGCCAGAAGTAGTTGCCTCAAGTAATCCTTTTTTTGGCAGTTAAACAACACAAGAGGGTTAAAACGAGAGACACTTTTCTCTGGAATGGCCTTCCATAATCCTTAAGGAGTAAACATGACAATTTCACCAGCACCTCGCTTTCCAGAGCGTGCACCACACAACTACGAAGTAAAGGGTGCAGGCAACGAAACACGCCGTGGACCACTTCGTTA